TAGCGATGGGTACCTATGCTAAAGCAGAAATTCCAAATTCACTTACAATGGCTTCTGGAGAAATAACTTCAAATGCAAAAGACTCACAGGGATTGATATTTATGCTTTGCGGTACAGCAAACAGTGCGGCTTATATAAATTTACAAAATGAGGGATTGGATTTAGTTCAGCCAAACAACGCACTATGGGTCATTGATGCTTTAATCTCTGGTAAGACTGCTTTAGGGGATTGCTTTGGTTACCAATTAGTAGCGACAGTAGATCCGTTTATAGGAATAGTTGCTCAAGCTGTGACATTTGCTCATGAAAGTTTCGCAATTAATGACCCTCAACTTGTGCAAGTGGCTGGAAATCCAAGAATTCAGTGTGCAGGTAGAGCTGGTACTCTGACAAAGTGGAGTGCTTTCGTTAGAGTTTCTCAAATAGTTTATTAAAAAATTAGGGATAAATAAAATGGCAAAGGGATATGAAAGTAGTGGAAAACCAAGAGGAAATCCTTCTTTAAAAAAGGGCGTTGTAATGAACCCTGCTGGGCGTCCAAAAGGCTCTGCAAATGTCAAGACCGAAAAGTGGCATATACTCTGCTCATACTTAATGGATGAAGGCACAGAAAGACTGATGGCTTCCATGGATCAACTTGATCCTAAAGAATTCGTTGAAGCTTATTGCAAAATATTGAACTACATCAAGCCTAAATTAACTAATGTGGATACAAATAGTACTGAAGGTATTAAGATAATTATTCAAAACGAAACATTAGACAATGAACAATCCTAAAGAGATTATAATTAAAATACCGAAGCTTCATTCGGGTCAACTGGAAGCAAAGGAAAACTTTAGGCGATTTAATGTGTTAGCAATCGGCAGACGTTTTGGTAAAACCACTTTTGCTTTATATGAGTTATGTTCAAGGGCAATTGCTAGTAAAAAAGTGGCTTATATTGCTCCCAACTACTCAATGACTACCAAGTTTTTCAAAAGTATTTGCACTAAACTTTTACCTATTGTAAAAAGCGTCAACCAAAAAGATCATATTATAGAGCTAATTACAGGCGGTTCGATAAGCACTTTTTCAATGGAAAGTATTAACAACATCAGGGGTAATAATTTTCATTATGTTGTTTTAGACGAGGCAGCATTTATGACAAACTTGAAAACTGAATGGCAAAATGCAATTCGTCCCACATTAATAGACTTCGCAGGCGAGGCACTTTTCATATCATCACCAAATGGTTTTAATGACTTCTACGACTTGTTTGAAAATTATAACCACGATCAAGAATGGAACTCCGTTCAAATGCCTTCACATAAAAACCCATATATTCCTCCTAATGAATTAAAATTAGTAAAAGAGTCCTTACCCACAGATGCATACGAAAGAGAGATCCTAGCGCAGTTTAACGATGTTACTGCTACAATATTCAAAAGAGACTGGATTAAATATATTGATAATGAAGATTTACCGAAAGATTTAACAATATCGATGGGTGTTGACCTTGCTATTTCTCAAAAAAGCACAGGCGATAACACAGCCATTTGTGTTATGGGTTACTCTAACGAAACCAACAATTATTATATCTTAGCGATTCATCGTTCAAAAATAACATTTCTTCAAATCATTCAAAAAATAATTGAGATGGCTGATATTTACAGGCCATCAGTTATTCCAATTGAATCAGTAGCATTTCAAAGAATTGTCACGGACACGTTGCTTGATTCTACATCACTGCCTGTTGTTGGGATTCATCCATCCACTGATAAAGTCTCGAGATCTTTACCTCTTGCAACACGATTTGAAAAAGGTCAAGTATATGTATTAAATAGTCCAGCCATTGATTCTGACTTTGTAAAAGAATTGCTAGCATTTCCTTCTAAGCATGTCCATGACGATTGTGTTGACGCAGCAGAACTCGCCTTTTCTTCATTAATTACTGCAAAGCCATTTGTATTTTCTATTTAATTTTTTATACCCTTTAACTAGGGGGGGTAAAGGATTTTTCCCTTATATACATTTCACCCCACCTCCACCTAAGCACACCCACATGTAGGTATACCCTCCTTAACAGGAGGGTATATACCAGCTAAAGTACACGGGGTGCTTAAGACCTCCCATTACCAGCCAGTCATTCTTTAGATCTTAATTAAACTTATTTTCGAATCTGGATATATAATATACTACTAACAATTACTAAATCTATGTCTATATTTCAAAAGATATTTTCAAAAGCATCAATTGCTCCTGTAAATGAACCTCTACCAAATGTTACGATTAATTATAATCGTAGGATTTTAACAAATTCTGAACAAGATATTTATAAAATTTATAAAGATTCTTCTCTTTTACAATCATGTGTAAATCTTTTTACAAATGAATTTCTATCTGCCCCACTTAAACCCTATCAAAATGATCAACGTAGCGAAAATATTGCTTTAGATATTTTTACAATTGATATATTAAAAGAACTTATATTTCAAATACTTTTAGCTGGTACTGGTTTTTTATATAAAATAAGAAACGGCTCTGGCCAGCTTGTAAACGTTCAAGTACTTTCAGGTTTTCATATCACTAAAACTTTTGATCAAAATGGATATATCAAAGACTGGCAGTACCAAACCGCAAAAGGAACCTTTACCATTGCAACAGATGACTGTATTGGATTTAGTTGGTTTTCTACCAACCCAGATGACAAGGATTTCGGGATATCTCCTATACTACCAGTGTCTGGATCTGCAACACAAATTATCGAACTTCAAAGATTTGTCACGGAAATGACAGAAAATGATTTTGTACCCAGAACTATTTTGAGTGCTCCTACTGAAACAAACCTGACATATACTCAGCAGAAACTTATTATGGATTCTGTTCGTGAAGAGTTCCAAAATAATAATGGAAGTATTAAAGTGTTAAATGGCGGATGGACTTTAAACCGCTTGAGTCTGGGGTTGGATGATTTAGATATTAGTGCTCTAAGGATTGTTCCAGAAACTGATATCTGCAATTCATTCCAAATTCCTGTAACACTTATACAAACTATCGCTGGACAAAATAATTCTACTTACAATAATGTAGAAACTGCTCGTAAATTCTTTATTCAAAATACAATATCTGGATTTTGGTCAAAAATAGAACAAATAATTAATAGCAATTTTAGTTACGAATTTCCATCACAGCCTGAATGGTATTTTGAAACAGCCGATCTTGCATCTATGCAAGAGGATAATGCAGAGAAATTTTCTAGATTAAATGCTTTATTTCAATCCAATGTTATTTCTCGTAGTGAATTTAGAGCAGAATTAGATCTAGAGGACATTGATGGCGGAAGTGCTGTTTACTATCAGACTCTTTTAAACCAATCAACCACAGCGACTGTAGAGCCATTAGAACCGATTGTAGAACCGATCGTAGCAATTGCATCACAACCAGTTAAAAGAAAAAGGGCAAAAGTGGTAAAGAAATAATTTGTATTAAAAATCCATATATATACACACTATGAAAAACGAAATACAAAATAAAGCCTTTCAGACTACTTTCAGTGAAGACACTGAAGGACTTATTTCTGCGTACGTTTCAGTATATGGCAACGTCGATAGTGCTAATGAGATTTGCGACTATGGTTGTTTTAAAGACGCTCTTGCATACAAATTACCAGTATTTTGTTTATATCATAACTGGGAAATGCCAATTGGTGTTGTATTAAAAGCAGAAGAAATACCAGCTGGAGATGAAAGATTACCTGAGAACATTAAAAACTTGGGTGGATTATACATAGAAGCTCAAATTAATCTTGATAAACAACTAGGCAGGGATGCATGGAGTGATATAAAGCTAGGTGTACTTACAGAGTACTCAATAGGATATGTAGTTCAAGAATCTTTTGTTGACAAAGATGGAGTGAAACATTTAACTAAGGTAGATTTGATTGAAGCAAGTCCAGTTGTTAGAGCAGCTAATAGATTAACAAGCACTGTTGAAATTAAATCTGCTGTTGATGATACATCACAAAAAACACAAATAAATAGAAAACAAATGAATGAATATTTAGAAAGCATCCAAATGCATTTAGTGGAAGCAATGGCTCCATTAGATTCATTAAAAACAGAAATGGCGTCTCAAGGTATTTTAGGAGGTGAATTAGAAGACAAGTTTAATGCTCTTGCAGATCCTTTGCAAAATGCGTTAGGTTTTCTTGATGATCTAAAAATAATGCTAACAGAAGAAGGACTTCTTGAAACTTTATCTTATGATGAAGAAGAAGAAGAAGCAGATGGAACGAAGGACATGCACACAGAGGGCACTTTGTCTTCTTTAACAGAAATTTTAACTGGTTTAACAGCTTTAGAAAATGAAGAAGTTACTCCTATTATAGAAATGGTTCAAACATTAATTACCATGATAGAAAGTGAAGAAGAACCAATGGTTGAAGTAACTGAAACGGCTGATTTATCTAAAGCGGTAGATGGGGCTAACTTAAGCGAAAAGACAGAATTGGAAACATTATTCACAAAATATCTCGAATCACAATTTAAATAAATAATACTATGAATATTGAAAATCAATTAAAAACAAAAAAAGCTAGATTATTAGAACTTGGTTCCAATATCTCTGCTTTAAATACTTCTGAGAAATCAGAGTTCAAAGGACTTTGTACAGAAGTAGAATTATTACAAGAAGCAGTTAATGTTTCTCAAAAAAATGCAATGCCTATTGGCGAATCTAAATCCTTAACTCCAGCTGGTACATTTACTAATTCACCTGAATATAAATCTGCTATCACAAAATGGACAAAAGGTATAAGCACTCAAATTGAAGGCGTTACTGTTGACATGAAAACATTGTTAACAAACGCTGGAATGGCAACTACTTCTATTCGCTCAAACTTTATTGGTTATACTGCAAATGAAACACCAAGAGTAATTGATCTATTTGCAACAATTACAATTAATCAGCCTTCATACTTATTCTTAAAAGAAACTACTTTTACAAATGGTACAGAACCAATTGCAGAAGGTGCAGCTAAACCAGAATCAGCTTTTGCTTTTACTGAAACAACTGTAACTGCTCGTAAATTAGCTTCACACATACCTGTAACATCTGAAGCATTAGCTGATGTTGCAAATGCAGAATCAATTATCAATGATAGATTGCTAACTATGTTCAGATTAAAAGTTGAACATCAGTTAATTAATGGATCTGGTGTAGCTCCTGAGATGAATGGCTTGTTAACCTTATCTGGTATACAAACACATACACTTGGTGCTGATACAATTATTGATGCTGTAAAGAAGATGGCAACCAAAGTAGAAACAGTTGCTTTTGCAACTCCAAATGCTATCGTTATGCATCCTGATTTATGGACTACAATTGTTTTAAACAAAGATGCTGAAGATAAGTATTACTTCCAAGGTCCAATTTCAGCTGAAACAAAAACAATGTGGGGAATTCCAGTAATTACAACTACATTTATCCCAAGTGATAAAATCATAGTTATCGACACTACACATTTCGCTTTAGTTTTACGCCAAGATGCGACTTTCTCAACTGGTGTTATCAATGATGATTTTACTAAGAACATCCAAAGAATCTTAGTTGAAGGCAGAATGAATTTAGCTGCACATCGTCCAGCTGCTTTATGTTTAATGGATATAACTCCATAAGCTGTTATAAATCAACGACTTAATATAAACCTCAATGATTAATTTCATTGAGGTTTTTTTATAAAAAATCAAATTAAAAACTTTTTGTAATTTTTATCTATAATCTTTTGTAAAACGAAATGTTTTACGCACAACATATCATGCCTACCTAACCCAAGTCTACTAGCTTGGGTTTTTGTTTTGGATTTTGATATATACTTTATAAATTTTAAACTCCTAAAATGCCAAAATACTACCGATCCGATCGTGGAAGTCGTCAAGAAATTCGGTTTCGTGATATTGATGCTAATTCAGAACCATTAAATGGTGAATTATTTGTTGCTGACGACAAATTAGTTATTAGATTACAAGACGAAAACTTTATTGTAGCTCCACCTGAATTTGCTGGAACTCAAGGCACGCAAGGATATCAAGGACCTACAGGTGCTCAAGGTTTCCAAGGCAGTGTTGGATCTCAAGGTAGTCAAGGCAATCAAGGATTTCAAGGGTTTCAGGGCTTTCAAGGTAGCTTAGGTCCACAAGGTGTTCAAGGTGCACAGGGTGATAAAGGTAATAAAGGCGATCAAGGGTTTCAGGGAGATGTAGGTGCTCAAGGTGATCAAGGTAATCAAGGACCACAAGGGTTTGGTTTACAAGGTGTTCAGGGCGAGAAAGGTGATCAAGGTTTCCAAGGAGCTGTAGGTTCTCAGGGCAGCAACGGAAGTCAAGGATTACAAGGACAACAAGGCCCAACAGGTTATCAAGGTTCTCAAGGAGAAACAGGTGCTCAAGGTACTCAAGGGTCAACTGGAGAAAATGGATCTCAAGGTGCCCAAGGTGCCCAAGGTAATACAGGAACTCAGGGTGATACAGGAGCTCAGGGTGATACAGGAACGCAAGGTTTTCAAGGTGATGTAGGAGCTCAGGGTGATACAGGAACGCAAGGAGATACAGGTGCTCAAGGATTCCAAGGTGATGTAGGAGCTCAGGGTGATACAGGAACGCAAGGAGATACAGGTGCTCAAGGATTCCAAGGTGATGTAGGAGCTCAGGGTGACCAAGGAGCTCAGGGTGACCAAGGAGCTCAGGGTGACCAAGGAGCTCAGGGTGATACAGGAACGCAAGGAGATACAGGAGCTCAGGGTGACAAAGGAGCTCAGGGTGACCAAGGAGCTCAGGGTGATACTGGTGCTCAGGGTGATACAGGAGCTCAAGGAGATACAGGAACGCAAGGTTTTCAAGGTGAAATTGGTCCACAAGGCGACCAAGGTTTTACTGGTTCTCAAGGTATTACAGGCGACCAAGGCCCTCAAGGTTTCCAAGGTGATGCAGGTGCCCAAGGTGATACAGGTTCACAAGGTTTCCAAGGTGATACAGGATCTCAAGGTGCTAATGCACTATGGAATTTTACAGGTGCATATTCTGGTGGTGCTGCTTATGCAATTGGAGATGTTGCAACATATGCTGGACAAACATGGTATCGAATAAATGCTCATGGCGGAAATGTTGGTGATACACCTTCAGAAGGTGCGTATTGGACATTATTAGCAGAAAAAGGTGTTCAAGGGGATGCAGGAGCTCAAGGTGATTCAGGAACTCAAGGTTTTCAAGGTGATGTAGGTGCTCAAGGAGCAACTGGTAGCCAAGGTGATACAGGATCTCAGGGTGATACAGGAACTCAAGGTTTCCAAGGCGATGTGGGAGCTCAAGGAGCAACTGGTAGCCAAGGTGATACAGGAACTCAAGGTGCCCAAGGTGATACAGGAGCTCAAGGTGATACTGGTGCTCAAGGCGACCAAGGAACTCAAGGAGCAACTGGTAGCCAAGGTGATACAGGAACTCAAGGTTTCCAAGGTGATACAGGAGCTCAAGGCTTTCAAGGTGATACTGGTGCTCAAGGCGACCAAGGAACTCAAGGTTTCCAAGGGGCAACAGGAGCTCAAGGTGATGCAGGAACTCAGGGAGCACCTGGAGCTCAAGGAGATACTGGTAGCCAAGGTGATGCAGGAACTCAAGGAGCAACTGGTAGCCAAGGTGCTATGGGTGCTCAAGGTGATGCAGGAACTCAAGGACCACAAGGAAGTACAGGAAGCCAAGGCACAACAGGCGACACAGGTGTTCAAGGAGCAACTGGTGCTCAGGGTGATGCAGGAGCTCAAGGAGCAACTGGTGCTCAAGGAGTACAAGGTTCAAGTGGTTCTGCAACTGCTCCTGATGTTCAAGAATTTTCTTCTTCAGGTACATGGACAAAACCAGCTGGTGCTAAAGAAGTTCATGTTTATGGTATTGGTGGTGGTGGAGGTGGAGGTAGCGGACAGAAAGCGGCTACTACTTCTGGTAGAAGAGGTGGAGGTGGAGGTACTGGTGCAGTAATATCCTATCTCATTTTTCCTGAATCACAAATTACTTCTCCTGTATCTATTACTATTGGTGCTGGTGGTGTTGGAGGTGCTGGAGCTACTGGATCAGCAAGCAGTGGTATAGATGGTTCAGATGGAGGTAATACACTTTTTGGAGCATATTTATGTGCACAAGGGGGGCAAGGAGGTTTAAGAGGACAAGCTTCAGCAACTTCTAGAGATGGGAAAATGTCAGCAGGGGGATTATTAATGCAAGTTGGAACATTAGCCACTGGAACTATTGCTGTTGGATTATCAGGCGCAGCAGGTCTGGGATCAAACACCGATGTAACTGGTGGTAGTGCACCTTCAAATTCTTTTGCATGTGGTGGAGGCGGAGGTGGAGGTGGAAATCAAGCAAACAGTGTTGGTTCTGTACAAGGAGGAAGTGGTGGTCAAATTGAATGGTTTCGTTTATCACCAACAGGAGTGTCAGGGGGCACAGGAACATTAAATGGAGCAGGTGCTCCTGGAAATACAGGGACTTTTGGATATTTTAAAATTGGTACTGGTGCAGGTGGTGGTGGGAGTAAAAACTCAGTTGGAGCTGGGTATGCAGGTGGTGTAGGTGGTTATCCAGGGGGCGCAGGTGGAGGTGGAGGAACTCATTCTAGATCTGATTCTGCTACAGGCGCAGGTGGTGCAGGCGGAGGTGGCGCAGTTTTTGTTATAACTTATTTCTAAAAAAAAACTTTTCTACTATGTCAGATAGATATGCAATCATTGATAATGAAACTAAATATATTATCAATATTATTATGTGGGATGGTGTTTCTCTTTGGACACCACCAGAAAACACAACTGTAAAATTATTTTCATCTTTAACAGAAGAAGAAATGTTATTTCCTCCTCAAAGAGATGAAACATTTTAAGATATAAAGCACCATTTTAACTTAACATCAATAATATGCAAATACCAGATAAAGGACTTAGAGGATCACGAAAAGAGGTTAGATTTCGTAAATTAAATGAAAATGAAGAACCGCTTCCATACGAACTTTATCTTAAAGAAGTTGAAGGAACAGAGCGTCTTAATTTTATTATTCAAGACACAGAAAATCCTGGTGAATATATTGATTATCAAATTGTGCCTTCTACATCAAACGGTAGTCAAGGTCCTCAAGGAACGCAAGGCTCCCAAGGAAGCCCAGGAACTGGTACTCAAGGGTTTCAAGGGGTTCAAGGCGCAACTGGTAATGTTGGAACTCAAGGACAGCAAGGACCAACTGGTTATCAAGGTCCGACAGGTG